GAACCTATCACGGGAATATTATATACTAGAGCAGGTTCAGTTGGTGCTACTGCAAGTTCACCAATTGTTATTACCAATGGATGGCATCAACAACCATGGACATCTAATAACGACTTTGTTATTCGTCCATCAATAGATTATTACACGGGAAATAAACAAATATTATCAACCCCATTTATGTTTTATTTTGGTCTGAGAGTCGGAAAAACCGGTGTGGATAAATTCATAAAATTATTTGGTGATAAAGGAGCATTTACAACTGCAGAATAATGAATAAAAATTACCATAAAATATTAAAGACGAGTACAGGTTTAACCTATAATCTACCGTTATTTTTAGAAGCGGATTTGGATGAGATGGGGGTTATGGTTGGTTTTGATGGTGATATTGAACAAATAGAACAATTATGTAATTTTTCATATACTGGAACGACTGGTAATACCACATTAACAGTATATAGTACAACTAATCCTGATAGATTAAGACAGATTGTTGATCAAACATATACTATTGATTGGGGAGATGGTAATTCATCAGGTTTAACAATTAATAATGGAGTTAGTGGTACCAATTTACCATCAGTATCACACACATATTCTGTACCATCGGGTTATACAATTACCATCACATTGGCGGCCCCGTGGGTTACACAAAAATTATCAAAGAAAGTGGTTGTCCCATTTAATTTTGGTGTTAATTCTTATTTGGGTACGTTTACATATACAGGAACAAGTTTACCTTACTACAACTCAACCGAATATTATTTACAGAGTGGTAGAACTCAAAATTATTTAAATGATTTGGAATATAATCCTACAACAGGTCATACCTCATTTACTTATTTAGGTATTGGTGGAAGTAGGATACAAGAAAAGAAAAATTATGGTTCAACAACATATAATATAACAACCGGAACCGATGGAAATGGTAGTTATTCAGGTTATAGTTTCACATATACCGGAAATACAACAGGTACCACTGTGGTTCAATATAGGGATTATAGTAATGGTACGACATTAATAACAGGAAACACAACAGGATTTACAAAAGAAGAAGTTATCAATAAAATGATAACAAGAAATGAACACTTTTTGGGGTTTGTTGATAGTCCAACAATTTTTTCTGACATTTTTGTTGAAAGAGGTAAACAAGGAGTAATGGAAAAAACATTTAGACTCAGTGAAATAGATAATATTGGAGAATTAGATGTATATGGAAATGGATATTTTAAAATTAGAAAACAATAAAAATCATATTTATTAATATAATAGAAAAACAATGAGTGTCGGATCATACGGAACAATAAGACCTGCAGATGTATCACCATCGGATGTTGAAATATTTCTTCATTACGTCCCGAATAGATTATCTACTGCGGAAGTTACCTTAACGAAGTTATCTTCGGAAAATATTTTAACTCCAATCTTTCATAATTCTGATACTACAACAGTTACCGCTGCACAAAATACAGAACTATTGGGTGGTTTATATAATTTAAAACTATCAGCATCAGACTTTTCTGATTTGGGTATATACACTCTACACATTAGACCAAAACAAATTAGAACAACAATCATGGATTGTGGTATTTTAGCTTCTTTACCATCCGTTAGAGGAATAATTGTCGATTTGTCAAAAGTCCCTTCAACTGACAGAGGAAAGTTTACACCACAAGGATTGGTGGGATATAGAATTGAATATATTAATAACAATGGTACTAAAATTCCTAATTTTTATAGAATTGTTACATCATCATTTTATTGTATTCCGGTCGTATCTAACTTAACTAGTTCTACACAAAAGGCGGTAAGATATCAATATAGTAATAGTACAACAAGTTTAATGTTCTTAACTGTTACACCATCTTCTGCACCTACAAGTAGACCAAATGTTGTTCCATTTATTGGTGACCCCGCACAGAATATTATATTAACAAATACATTCTTTAATCCAACAACTGTTGAAGTGGAAATGGTAGAACATGATGCATCCACATTGGCACACGCATTATACGGTAATCAGACTCGAGCACTTGATAGTGGTATATACACCATTTATGACAATAATAACGATAACAGTATCTACAAACAATACAACCTATACGAAATTAAGGATGAATTCAACCAAACAATGGTTGAGGTTAGAGAAGAGAGAATTGATATCGATGAAACATTAAACTTTGACGATATTACACAATAATGGCAAGAAGAAGAGTCCCTCCTAGTCAGGCTGCAACGGGTGCAGATACGTTTAGTGATAGTTTAGTTGGTATGCAAATTACCGACGGTACTAGTCAACTTACTAATACGAACTTCACTATTGATAGAACTGTGCCTGAAATGGATGTGAAAACATTCAATACTGGTCGATTCTCAGATTTTTTAACTCTTGATGATTTAAAAGAAGAAAAATTCAATTCTGAAGATCAAATTACTCAGACAAAGAAAAAAGAAGTTTCCTTTAGAACATCAAAAAGTAATGCAAACAAGTCGTTATTTGGTTCATTAAAAAACAGAATTGGTGTTTCCTTAACAAACATAATACGGAAATTCCCTGCGGGGGTATTAATCGAAAAAAATAGTAATACAAGATCTTCTGATTTTACAATTGAAAGTATTGTCTATGATATTAATTTAGATACAACACAATTCAATGTCGATTTTGGTAGACTATTCAATCCATTTGATGTTTTATTCATCAAACCAAATAGTCAAGTAGACCCAAATACTACAAATAAGGTAAGAAATTTTTATTCATCATTTACTAAATACGTTTTAGAGTTAAGTGGTGTAACATATGATATTATTAATTATACTCAACCAAATGCGGATTTTAAATTTAGTTTAAAGGTTAAAGGAAAACCATTTGGGTCATCTTTAAATTATAGTGAAAACGTTTTAATTAGACCTAATAGTGGATTGGTTGAAGAGTTTTTTAGTGGTTTAGATGAATTAGAACAAAGTTTATTAGATAGAGACACAAAACCAAAATATACTGCAACATTTAGTGTTCCTAGAGATAGTATTAATCAAACTGAAACGGTATTATCCGATGTTCAAATAACATGGCCAATTGCAAGAGATGGTTGGAACATTAAAATTATTGGATTAGAATATGATCTTTATGTCCAAAAATTATCTCAAATTTCTGATGAAGTTGATGATTATAAGTCTAACCTATTTGTTAGGTTTATGTCCTCCCCACAATTATTTGAATTTGACACCGAGGATAAAAAGGTTGAAGCAATTTTTCAATTATACGGACATAATTTTGATAAAGTAAAAAAATATATTGAAAACATAGCATACATGAGAAATGTAAGTTATGATGGTATTAATAATTTACCCGATATACTTTTAAAGAACTTATCCAATACTTTAGGATTATCAACCGTTAATTTGTTTGATGAAAAGAAACTTGAGGAGTTATTATATTCAAGACAAGATACACAATACTCTGGATTAACAGTTGGAAAAACGATTGTTGATGCTGAGTATGAATTCTACAGAAGATTATTAGTCAATCTATCACACATATATAAATCAAAGGGTACACGTTCATCAATTGAATTTTTTCTAAGATTCTTGGGTGCACCAAGTCCTATGATTAGTATTAATGAACATGTGTATACTGTCACATCACTACCAAAGTCTTTTGATTTAGACGATGACATTTACGATGTCTTATCAGGTACTAAGGTATATAGAGTTGCAACATTTGTACCAAGTGGATACACTTATCAAATTACAACTACAACAGGTAAAACTACATTTACATCAAGTAATTATCCGGTTGTTGAAGGGACTAAAAAACCTAAGGGTGCATATGATGAGTTATCTGACATCTTTTTTCAAAAAGGTGCGGGTTGGTATGATAAAACGTTAACACATAGGTCTAGTGACATTATAGATCTTGAAAATTCAGTTTTAACGGGAACCACAAAAGTTATTAAAACTAAAAGTGGACCGTTTACATATGGTGAAGACTACTTTGATACTTTTAGAACACTACCAGGATTAGATACTGGTTATGAAATTTTAAGTGAAGTAGACAATTTACAAAGACGGATTACTGATAGTAATTCGGTATACAATTTCAATAGAAAAAACATAGATATTTTCCTTTCATCGGCAAAAGCCGTTGAGTATGACATTTGGAAAAAATCAAGGGAGTTAGAAATTTCATTTGGTACTAATGGTCTTCAATCACAAACAGGAATCACATTTGCTGAGTTTGTGGACAAAACTATTACTGACCAAATTAAGAACTCTCACTCAATAAAATACAAGAAGAATTATATAAAACTTGAAGACATATTTCAGGATTATATTACATCAACTGGTTTCACACCATACAACATACCTGACGTTAATGAGTTTATAAATAAAATGAGTCCATATTGGACACAAGTTTTAGAACAATTAATACCGGCAACCACATTATGGTTGGGTGGTAATTTAATTGAAAACAATCTTTTTGGTAGACCAAAATACAGATACAGATTTGGATGTCAACCGAAAGTATTTGTTGAAAGTTTATATCCTAATTTTGAAAATGCAATAGAAGAAGATTTTGAAAAGATATTAGGGGGTCAGGAAAATTTTAGAGGTTTATTAAACGCAACGGGTGTTACATATTATCCCGTTATTGACATCGATGGAGTTGAATATGGTGGAGAGGGTTCTCAATTTAAAGTTGTTGTTAGTGGTACAACAAATACAAGTAACAGTGCAAAATTATTTAATACCTTTCCAATAACAGGATGTACTGGTATTATATCATCAACCACCGGATTACCATTAATATGTGAATACAAAGATTATCTTAGTCCTGATGTATCCAAAATAAAAGAACTTTGGGTTTCGGCATTGAGCAACTTAATTGACAATATAAATTCTTCCACAGGTTATACTGCTGGATATTATGATTATGTACCATTTACAGCAGCTACAAGTGGATCAACATATTCAACTGAGACTAAACAGAAACTTAAGTATTCATTTTTTACTGATGTTGATGGTGTAGAAAAAATAAAAATCATATCAGTAAAAAATGGTCCAAATGATTGCTCAGTAAACAAATATTTGAATTATACATTTGTTGCAATAAATCAAACGACATCATCTAATTGTGAATTAAATTTAGATTTTTCATTTGATTGTGATGGAAACAATGGTGATTTAGATAGAACATTTATAGGTGATAAAATCAACAACCCAAATGGTCCTGAATGTGTATTAAATGGTGATTTAAAAATTACAATTACAGGTTCCACAAATAGTACTATTCAAAAAAATAGAATAAATAATTGGCCATTATTCGTTTATAAGAATTCTGATTATGATGTAAACGAAAGAACGGGATATACTGTAAATGGTTCAATCATGGACGTTCCTACAGGATATACATGTACATGGGTTATAAATAATGTTAAGGAAACTGACGAAATCGATTTATTATTTACCGATGCTACGAACTGTGACATAAAAGTCAAATTCCAAGGTATTAATCCACATTTTGTGAATGATGCCGTTGGTTCGGAAGACATATTTAAACTTGTTCCTAAAATACAATATAGAAATTCATTTGATTTTGGTTTAGGTGGTGATACATATGTTTTAAAATATACAGGAGGGACAAATACACTTTTAAGTAGTTATACTGAAACATATGTTAAAGACATTGTGTCTGGTGATACAATATTATCTGCAACATTTAAAAATTGTTGTGATTCTTCACATCAAACATATAAAAATGGTTTGAATAATGACGATTTTAGATTTGCGTTTAACTATACACCAAAAGTTGTCACAGGAAAAGAATGTTTAGGTAGTGTTAAAGTATATTCAATTACAGGTGTTACACGTCAAAATGAAACTGAAGTTTTTGAAGTTCTACAAACATCAAAAGTAAAAGTTTATACTAGGTTTCTTGTTGATGAGTCAAATGATAATATAATTGATTTAAAGAAATACTTTTTTACTGAAAGATATCCTGAACATTTACAACTTAAACAGGTACAAGATACCCCATGTTGTAACTACAGTAACACGTATTACGAAAGTGGTGATTATTTAATCACAAGTGAAGGTAAACTTATTGAGGTTGTTGCAATTAATTTAGACTATTGTACCTCTAATTTATATTTTAATTTAAATCTATCGGGTCAGGTTAGTGGTAATCTAATTGCTTTTAATGGTAATAGTGACTACCAAGTATTATTACAACATACATATGATAATTTCAGTACATTAGATACGTATCTGATTCAATATTATGATGGGGGATTATGTACAACTGGAGGAACTTCCAGTGAAAGAAATTTATCTATAGTGTCGGGATATACTGATTGTCTTGATGTACCATATAGTGAATGTGATTCTGAATATGTTTTTCCGACTCCAACACCAACTGTTACACCAACACCAACTTTAACTTCTACACCAACTAGTACACCAACTGCAACACCTACATCTACTAGTACACCAACTGCTACACCTACATCTACTAGTACACCAACTGCAACACCTACATCTACTAGTACACCAACTGCTACGCCAACATCAACTGTGACTCCTACTGAAACGCCAACTGCTACGCCTACATCAACCGCAACTCCTACTGAAACGCCAACCAGTACACCAACTGAAACGCCAACACCAACATCTACTCCAACAGTAACACCTACTCCTACATCTACGTCTACCCCGACTGTTACACCAACCAGTACTTCAACTGAGACGCCAACCAGTACACCAACTGAAACGCCAACCCCGACATCTACGTCTACCCCGACTGATTTTGTTTCAACTTGGAGAACTACAAATACTAGTTCGGGATCAAGTAACTCAAATCAAGTAAAACTTCCATTACAATCTAATGGTACCTACAACTTTACTGTGAATTGGGGAGACGGTAATACAGATACTATTACATCAGCATTCCAAGCTGAAACTACCCACACATATAGTTCTTCAGGTGATTATACAATTACTATTGCTGGAACATGTTCTGGATTTGCTTTCTTAGCTGGAGGAGATCGTTTAAAAATATTAAGTATTACATCTTTCGGTAATGTAAATTTAGGTAATTATACGGGTGGCATCTTTGCTGATTGTACTAATTTAGATTTATCTGCGGTAACAGATACTCCAGATTTATCGGCAATGAATAGTTTGCAATTTATGTTTGATGATTGTACTAGTTTAACAACCATTAATAATATAAATTCATGGGATACTAGTACCATTACTAATATGTTAGGAGTATTTAATGGGGCCACTAATTTTAACAGTGACATAAGTAATTGGGATGTAAGTAATGTTACAAACATGCAACAAATGTTCCGAAGTGCCACTAACTTTAATCAAAATATAGGTAGTTGGATTGTAAGTGGTGTTACAAATATGCAGACTATGTTTCAATCTGCAACTAACTTTAACCAAAATATAGGAAGTTGGAATGTTGGTAGTGTAATAAACATGGTTGGTATGTTCCAATCCGCAACTTCTTTCAACCAGAATATAGATGGGTGGGATGTAAGTAATGTTACAAATATGAACACCATGTTTACAACTGCCACTTCTTTCAATCAAAATCTAAATAGTTGGGATGTAAGTAGTGTTACAAATTTCAACTTTATGTTCCAAAATGCATATAACTTTGATGGTAATATCAGTAGTTGGGTCATTTCTAGTTTACCTACAACCATGACAGGGATGTTCTATGGATCAGGTGGTCCACTAGTTTTTAACCAAAATATAGATGGTTGGAATGTTGATAGTGTTACAGATATGAGTTATATGTTTTATCGTGCCACTTCGTTCAACCAAAATCTAAATAGTTGGGATGTAAGTGATGTTACTAATATGTCGGGTATGTTTCAATTAGCAACTTCTTTTAATGGGAATATAAGTAATTGGAATGTAGGTAGTGTAACAAATATGATAAATATGTTCACTAATGCCACTTCATTTAACCAAAATATAGGAAATTGGAATGTTGGTAATGTACTATACATGAATGGTATGTTCCAAAATGCCACAGCATTTAATCAAGATATAGGTAATTGGAATGTAAGTAATGTAACTTCAATGTTACAAATGTTTAGTAGTGCTACTTCATTTAACCAAAATATAGATTTTTGGATTGTAAGTGGTGTTACAGATATGACAAATATGTTTAGTACCGCAACTTCATTTAATCAAAATCTAAATAGTTGGAATGTAAGTAATGTTGGAAATGCTGGTGGGGGTATGTTT